GATTTGGCCGAAAGTCATTCGGCAGGCATTTTGACCGACGGAACTGGAAAAGGCGGTTCATCGAGTTACTCGGGCAGTCCGGGTAATCAACCGCCAAACAACCCCTAGTGAAAGGATCGAATCGAAGTGGCACACATCGACCTGAAAGACGAATCGTTTTCAGTCGTCATCCAAAAGACGGGAGCCGAGCCGGTGACGGTGGCGGTCGATCTCTTGGAGACGCGGTTAATGTTCGAAGACATGGAGAAGCGGTTCCCGCTCGAACGGCGTGACGGACTGGTCTACGCATCGCGCGATTTCCTTCGCGCAGCCGCAAACGAACTTAAAGAGATGGGAGTCACCGACGCGACTCCGACCATGGCGTTCCAACTGTGGAGCCGACTCGGTGAAGTTGCCGAAGCGGTAAAAAAAAATACGAACGAAGGATCCGAGTCGGATGGGAGTACGGGCTAAACCCGTTCGATCTGCACGCCGAGCAAATCGTGGCGCTGCAGGAGATGCTTCCAGCGCTCCAAGCCAAGCGGAAGATTGACGAGGGGAACTACGACGCGACCAACTACCAACAAGTGTACGAACTTTGGCTCCGAGCCTACGGTGACGAAGAACTAGCACAACAAGCGAAATCCAAGGCCGTGCAACTCTACGTTGACAAGGCTTGCGGAGGAAAAATATGAACCAAATCAACGACGCACTGAAACGACCGACCGCTAAGACCAAAGGCTACGCGCCGATCCAAACATGGTGGCTGCGACGGCACCAAAAGCTACCACCGCTTACGTTTCAGATCATCGAGCAAATGCTTCTCGATGAGACGATTCAGATCGGACTAGCAGCCCGGCGGGCGATTGTTCAGGGCGTCGAGTTTGGCTATGAGGTCAACGGCCAATGGCAAGTGGGCGTGATGTGCCAGGACGAGGCCGTTGGCGCTTGGGTGATGCGTCAGATTCGCAAGCTATGGGACTGTGCCATCGAGCATCTCGCGTCCGCTCAAATCTATGGCTGGGCCGGGTGCGAAGTCATCTGGGAGCGTTCTGACGAATTTGGGACGTGGGAAATCTCCACCATCGAACAGCGACACGCAAACGATGTTCGAATGCTGCTCGATCCCGACACCGGGCGATCCTGTGGCATTCGGTTTCAACGAGTGAAGGGAGCCCCCGAAGGCTACTTGGATTTGCGGCATCCCGAGTGTCTGTTCCATTCCTACAACGCTTTTCCTGGCGAACACTACGGCACAACCGTACTGCAAGGCTCGTATCGCGCTTGGGCCGACAAGCACCTCGATGGCGGTGCTGTGGATGTTCGGCGATTGTTCATGCACAAAGACGCGTATGGTGGGGCCGACCTGCGCTACCCCGAGGGATCGACCGACATCGGGACCGTAGACAACCCGCACGAAGTCGCCAACCGGGAACTGGCCCGCGAAATCGTCGAGCAGATTGAAGCCGGAGGGGTAACGACCACTCCAGCCCAGTACGACGACAAAGGCAACCCGATGTGGAACCTCACACGCGCCACCGTCCCGGCGAACCCGTCGCACATCCTCCAGTACCCTGGGGATCTCGATGGGGAGATGCTACGCGGGATGTTCGTTCCCGATGGCGTTCTCAAGGCCGACGACGCAGGCTCTTGGCAAGGCCGATTGATTCCCATGGGGATCCTCTACGCGAACCTCGACCCGTGGGTGCGGACGATCATCAACGACATGCGAGAGCAGCTACTAGAGCCCGGCATCATCAACAACTTCGGACGCATGATCCCGTTCGACGTGAAGCACAAGCCACTAGCCAAGCAGGCGCTCGAAGCTCAGCGTCAACCGCAAGCGATGGGCATGGATCCCGGCATGGGAGGCATGGACGGCGGAATGGGCATGGATCCCGGTATGGATCCCATGGGAGGCATGGACGATGGTGGAGACGATCCAAATGCGGGACCAGACCCTAATGGGCCGTCCATGATGGGTGTCAAGTTCGATGCAGTGCAAGCCGTTGGAGAGGGAGTGTTGTCGGCTGCGAATGTTGTGAAAGCAGCGATGATTGCGCTCGGAGAAAGCGATCCGCAACTAATGGCTGCGATGCGAGCCCCCAAAGGATACACCAAAGACAAACCTCTAGTCATCGCCGGAAACGAATACCATGGAGGCATGTTTGTTCCTTCGGATGTTGTTGAGAAAGCTACTCCAGAACAACGCAGAGAGCTTGAGAGCGGAGAAAAAGCGACTGACGAGGAGGAACCAAAGTCCGACCCGAAACCGTTACCTGTAAAAGCTCCCTCGCTTAGAGAGAAAAGCAAGTTCCATGACAAATGGTCGATGACATTGCAGGCCGGGCACAAGCTGACACTCAAGAGCGGTCACAAAGCCCAAATCATTAGCCAACGCAAAGGCGGTAAGCTGTTTTACACGGTTCGGCATTACGACCCATCTCGCAAGCGGACTGATTACGATCGAACCTTTACACACATTGCCGATGCGGCGGACTTTGCTTCGATGGTATTGCACCATCACTCCAGCCAGACCGCACCAAAAGCGACAAAACCAGCGCAGACGAGCGCAGCACCCAAGCCCAAGCGAGGAAGCCTAAACGAGCGGAACTACTCATACAAGTCCACCAAGTTCTTTTCAAGCGGCGTGAAATCTAAGTTCAAGGATAACCTGGAGGCTTTGCGTACTCTCAAGTTGATCGAAGACGAGGATCGCGAAGCAACCCCGGAGGAAAAAGAAAAGATTTCTAAGTTCGTTGGGTGGGGACAGATGCCAGGACTGTTCAACGATTACCACGAACGTCTTTATTACGATCGCGACGACCTATCCGAAGAACTTCGGAGGATCGCAACCAACTCCAAGGAACAGGACAAATGGGACAAGGAGCGGAAGGAACTCAAAACCCTGTTGGGCCAGGATGGCTACGAAGCGGCTAGAGCATCCGTAATCAACGGGCATTACACCCACCCCGAAGTTGTCAAGAAGCAATGGGAGATGGCAAAGCGGCTAGGCTTCACAGGCGGAAAAATGCTGGAGCCCGCCGTTGGTGGAGGTTACTACCTTGGGTTCATGCCGGAAGACGTAAAAAGCAATACGGCCATTACGGCGGTTGAGATGGATCCAGGATCGGCGACGATCGCGAAAGCACTCTACCCGGATGCTAATGTCGTTGTTTCTCCGTTCGAGCAATACAAGACACCAGACAACTACTTCGATCTTGTTGCGACCAATGTTCCATTCGATGAATCGCAAATCATACGGGATTCCAAGTTAGGCAATTTGCGCCCCAACCTCCACGATTACTATTTCCTTCGCTCAGCCCAAACTACCAAGCCGGGTGGGTTGGCAATGCTTATTACGAGCGCTGGGACGATGGACAAGATTTCCCCCGATGTTCGGAAGGCGATCGACGCAGACATGGAGTTTGTGTCCGCCGTTCGATTCCCAGGGACCATGCACAAAGAGAATGCTGGAACCGAAGTCGTTACCGATTTAGTGATTCTTCGCAAGAAGGGAGCGGTTCCAGAGGATACTCCTGATGAAGTGCCACCGGAAGCATTGCCATCCTACGGGATTGCAAAGCGGCGCATAGTTGGTGTGCAGAAGTCCGTAGAGGGAATTTACGACAAACACGGAGGCGGGGGTGAATCCAATCGCGATCGAAAAAAGATTGATGAGGAAGTCAAGAAGTCTATCAGAGAAGCGAGCGATGCAGGACTCGATGAAGCAGCACATTTCACAGGAATAACGGTGGACTCACTAGGACGGCTCTACCACTGGAAAGATGGCAAGAGAGTCCCTGCGCCGCAATGGGATGACACGGTGGAAGTCCCCGATCCGCTGGGAGGAGATCCGATTCGAGTCAACCGTTACTTTGCAGAGCATCCAGAACAGATCCTCGGAACGCTGGATCGATCTGGAACCATGTACACGGGCGGAATGAAAAACGTCCAAGCAACCGACGACTTTGAGACCCTGTTCCAAGATGCTATCGATCGTCTCCCGGAAAACATCGTTCGAACCAGCCAAGCTAGCGTTCGCGGACCATCGATACCAGACGAGCCGGAACGAATTTTGACGGCTACCAAGCACAACGAAGGAGAAACGGTCATTCACGAAGGCGGGCTCTACACCTACGTCAACGGAGCCCTGGAGCCACATCGATTCAAGAACGAAAAGAAACAGGTCTTAATGTCCATGATCGGTATTCGCGACAAAGTTCGAGAACTCGTCGCAGCCGAGCGAGCCGGGAAAGATGGTGCCGCAATCCGGTCGGAACTCAACGCGATGTACGATGCTTTCCGGGACAAGTACGGGCTACTCCATGACCATGCGGCGGAACTCAAGGGCGACCTGGACCGCCCGATGATTATGTCTTTGGAGTCCTACGATAAGAAATCCAAGGAGTTCCGCAAAGCAGATGTGTTTGAGAAGAGCACGGCACGCCGCGCTACCAAAGTCTCCGAGGCTAAAACCATCGAGGATGCCGTTGGCGTGTCCATGCACGATGCAGCATCAATCGATGTCGCTCGGATTTCATCTCTGCTTGGCAAGACTGTGGAAGATGTAGAACAGGAACTTACCAAGAAGGGATTGGCCTATCTAAACCCGAACGGTGACAAGTGGGAATCTCGGGACGAATACCTATCAGGAAACACCAGAGAAAAACTTGCCCAGGCAATCGAGGTTGCAAAGACAGACGATCGATACCTACCCAACGTGGAAGCATTGCGAGCAGCGCAGCCAGAAGACGTTCCGATCCAAGACATATCGGTGCGTATGGGATCCCCCTGGGTTCACCATGAAGTTTACGAAGCGTTTGTGGCAAGTGCGGTAGGTATTAACCGATATGGATCCTCGGGAATCAAATTTCGGTACAGCGACAGCGCAGCATCCTGGCTGATGGAGTTGCCATCCAGCGTAAACTCGGGTAGAGCAGCGGAGGCTTGGTCGATCTATGACTCCGAAGGCGATCTTCGCGTAAAGTTCAGTGAGATCGTCGAGGCAGCGATGACGCAACGAGCGATCAACGTCTGGGAGTACGATGGCGACACCAAATTTCTTAATCGCGAGTTGACCGACGCGGCACAGTCAAAAGTAGAAGAACTGCAAGAGAGGTTCAACGAGTGGGCTCTGAGTCTGCCGCAAGTATCGCAGTTTCTCGAAAAGTCCTACAACGAAAAGAACAACAATATCAAAGAGCGGACATTCGATGGGAGTCACCAAACATTCCCAGGAATGGACGAAAAGTACGCAGCCCGCCTGTATGACATCCAAAAGAATTTCGTCTGGCGCGTAGTGACGACAGGCGTTGGGCTTGCGGCACACGAAGTCGGAACAGGTAAAACTACCAGCATGGTCGCAGCGGCGATGGAGTGTCGTCGTTTAGGGCTTGCGAAAAAACCCGCGTTTGCCGTTCTCAAATCCACCATAGAGCAATTCACGCGCGAAGCCCAAGAGCTTTACCCGGAAGCCAGGATTCTTTCCCTGAGCGACATGTTCGACAAGGAATCGCGAAGAGAGACACTGCATCGAATTGCGACCGGCGATTATGACATGATTATCATGACGCACGAAAACCTTGAAGGGATGCGGCTGCGACCAGAGAGCGAACAAGCGTTCATCCAAGAGGAAGTTGCAGACCTAGAATCGGCCATCATCGATGCACATGCAGAGAAGGCAGCCGCAAAGGGTAAATCGGATTCCAAGATTGGCGACAAGATCGTCAAAGAATTGGAGAAACGGAAAAACAAGTTGCTTGAGCGATTGCAGAAGTCGCAAAACCCTGACGACAAAGACCCGATTTTCTTCGAGGATTCCGGGATCGATATGCTGTTTGTGGACGAGGCTCATAAGTTCAAGTCGCTCCCGGCCAATACCTCGCGAAACTACGCTGGCATCTCCAAGCAGGAAGCGAACCGAGCGATGGACATGCTATTCAAGTGCCGTTGGTTGCAAAAGAACAACAATGGACGCGGTGTGGTATTTGCTACCGGAACACCGATTAGCAACTCCATGACCGAACTGTTCAATATGCAGCGGTATTTGCAGTACGATGAACTCAAGAAGCGAGGGCTGCACAAGTTCGACGCATGGGCGGATACGTTTGGAGTTCTAACTAACGATCTTGAGTTCAAGCCGAGCGGAGACATCGCACGCAAGCAACGCTTTGCAAAATTCGTAAATGTTCCTGAATTGAGGTTACTAGCCTCGCAATTCATGGACGTTCAGATGGCAGACAACCTCCGCAAGCCAGACGGGTCGCCAGTAGTGAAGCGACCGCGAAAACATATACGTTTGATCGTTTCCGAAGAGACCGA